AACCACATGCATCTAAAGAATATTAGCTATGGGTATGTGCCTAGTGGCGAATCTTCTACCTCAATTAGATGGCTTGATCATGATGGTATAATACCTGTGGATAATATAAAGTATATTACATTCAATGGTGTTCGCATACGCAAATCAGAATATGATGAGTTATACGATCCTCATACTAAACAGTATCCACAGACTCTTATAAATCTAAAAAGCAATAGTACTTTACAAGTGTCTTTACCACAATTAGTTGAGAGATTAAAACGAATGGGCGAGTGGAACTACATTGGCAACAAGAGATTGACTTCTACATCTATTAGAAGATTTGATTTGTGTGAATGGATTGGTAACTTTCAAAGAGGTCATGCTACTCACAAATTACAAACGCTTAGAGCGTGGGGGCATAGTATGAATATACCTAAAAAAGCTATGGCATTATCAATGCATAGAGCAAACTATCAAGATAGGTTTAACAGCTTTGCGTGTTTGTTTACGGAAGAACAAAACCCAAGTCTAAGGGCTTATAACATGGTAGTATAACACCGACATGACACCGATAGGACACGAGGGTATCATGTTTACTGTCAAGGGGGCAGTTCAGTATATTATTATAAGAAAAATAATAATAAATTTTAAATCGTTAATAGGGATAACACATACCCCACACCTTAGATATCTTGACCTATCGAGTTCTTTCGGTGTTCTATCGGTGTTTTTTCTATTGACAAATTACAGGAGTATGCTATGATTATAATTACATTATTAACTTTTATTTGTGGTGTGGCGTGTGGCTGCATCGCACTTGGAACTTATACCTTTGTGAAGGAGGGCAGATGAAATGGAAATTGACAACTCAGTTTTGTATCTTATTCTTAGTCTTATTGGTATATTCATCATCTGGTATCTGAAATGATTATCGGAAAGTATATACCTGACAATGCGATACAAGTTAGATATGTTCATCCTCAGTATGAACAAGATGAAGATGGTAACGAATACATATGGAACGAAGAAGAAATGACAGATGTCGCAGACTTAATTCGTGATGTTAATATAACAGGTAGACCTGTGTACTATCGTCGCAGGTTATCTGACTATGCTCGTGAAGATACTCGCAGATGGAATAAATATATTAACAACATAAACAATACTCGTAAGAATAATGGCGAGGACTTATTCAATGTTCGTATTAAGAAAGTAGGTAGACGAGTTCTTATTGATTATGACAAAGAGCATTGGGATAAGATACTTTCGTCTGGTAAAAAGATCAATACTAATCTTGGTATAGTTGGACAAATCAGACCAAGACGAAGACCAACAAATTATTCCAGAGAAATTGAGAACATGATTAATGATCGAATAGAAGAAGTATGGTCAGAGTTTAACGATACATATGAGGAGGACTATGAAGAAAGATGAACTACAAATTGTATTGATTGATTGGCTCGACGCTATGTCGGATGATAACTCATGGCAGGACTTGAAAGAATTGCAAGAACAAAAGCTAAGACCTGTCACAAGTGTCGGATATGTTATCAAAGAAGACAATGATTCTGTCATTCTTGTATCATCTTTTGACGAGGAGAGTCAATGTGGTGGTGGGGGTGTTGTTATTCCCACCAACTGTATTACAAAGAAAACAATATTGAAAGGACAAATTAATGTCGAATGATTATGATTGGAGGACTAATCTATTCGTCTATGGCACATTAAAAAAGAATGGCAGACTACACAGTGTGTTAGGCAATTCATCTGAATTTGTTGGCACATATGTGACAGCGGATGACAAGTATGATTTGTTTAGTTACGCAAAAAGTTTTCCTATTCTTGTGGCAAGAGAGAAAGGATTTAGAATACGGGGTGAGGTGTGGTCAGTCACACCAGAAACTATGGATAGAGTAAATGCTATCGAGAGTGGATCATCATACTACCCTTTTCAAATAGATGTGATGAATGAAGTAACAAAAGAATATGAAGTTGGATCTGTGTTAGTCTTTATGTTTCCTGGCAACAACCATAGACTTATGCCAGTTAAAGACATTGAAGCAGTAGACAACATAAAGGAGTGGTCACTATGATTATAGAATTTATGTCCTACCTTATGTTTATTGGGGGCTTGACAGCGTTCCCTTTAATCGCTATTGTAGGTTTTATTACTGAAGAAAAGTTTCGAAATCCGTTCGTTGCTTTGATGATTATATCTTATATATTAATAGGAGTTAGAATATGGCAGAACCATACAAGAAAAAAATAGAACAAGAAGATGACATCTTAGAAGATGGTGACTTTGTATTAGATGGATACACAGTTAATATCGAAGACACATCTAAACATAATGATGATTTAAGTTTAGATCACAATGACTATGAACATATACAGGAGGAATATGGCGTACAATCCGAAGACATACAACCTATTGCACTCGACAGATTTATCGAACGCATTGGAAAAAGCCGTCGATCATCTGGATAATAGTGAGAGTGACGAGCCTTGTATATATCTACGGCATGACAAACCATTCGCTTTGAAGATGAGATTGTATAGATATGTGAAAGCATATCGTACACAGATGAAAAGCAAAGATGGTGTAGATGAAATGCGATACGATCATTTAGTGTTTGACATTAAAAATGATTGTGTTACAATTACATCTTCATTAGAAACGAAATCATTTGATATGACAGATGAGGAAGGAAATAAACTATGAGCGATGAACTAAATAAAGTCCAACAAAAAATGTTTAATGATTGTTTGGATGAACTAAAGAAACCTATCGCAGATTTATGCATGAAGTATCCTATGGCATTAGTGGAATCAGCACTGATTGAAATGGGTATGCGAATGATATTAACATCAGCAGGTAGTTTACCTGCGTTGCATATGTTATCGGTGTGTGTACAAAATGCAACTTCGATAGGACATTTAATAGAAAAAGACTTAGCTTCCATGAGGGAAGAAGGTCAAGAACCAGACGCATTAGAAGATTGGATGTACAATGCAAACATTACAGGAAAAACAATACATTGATCATGTGCCTACCCAACTTAAGCATTGGGCAGACAAGATGTATGACGCAGAGTTTGAAGGTAGGTGGCGGCAATACCATGAAGCAAAGTCACTCTACCTTCACTATAAAAAATTAAGTGACGAAGGAGTGGAGTATGAACCAAATTTTTAAAAAGATATATTTAATTATATTTAAAATGTTTGCTTACCTAGAAATATGTTCTGGTAAGGCAAGAGTGTGGGCATTAAATAGGATGCACAACATAGATTATAAACCTCATAAAAGATATATGAGAGGAGGGAGACAAGATGAAGTATGATGTTACAACTAGCCACATGTATACGCAACATTGGACAGTAGAAGCTAAGACTAAAGAAGATGCGGCGAAACAAGTGATGGAATCAAACATGAAGTTTGATAAAGTTACTCGTAAGTATGTGTCTAATAAATTAACCATGGGTTTGGTTACCATACCAGACGCAAAGATTATGTCAGTTGAACCGTTTGAGACGGCAGGCTTAGACGAACCACAAATAGAAACAATTAGTTACGGAGGAACAGATCCAGAATGAGTGAGGAACTAGAGATACCAACAGAACTATTAGAGAAAGATCCTATGGAACTTGCGGACAGCCAGAAAGATATTGATACAATCATTGAGTATCTACAAAAGACTCGTGAGAATATCAGAGCGGCAGAAAAATCTGGTAAAAGAATAACAGGTAAGGCGGCAAGAACTAAAGCTCAACCTGTGACAGAAGGTAGTATACTAGATGTGCTAGTTAAAGATGTCTAAACCAGATAGGATTCCGAAGTATGTTTATGTGGATGACAAACCTAAACAAGTGGTGTGGGATACGTCAAGTCTATCAACTTTCTTGGCGTGCCCCCGTCTATACAATCTAACAAACTTACGTGGGTATAAATTAAAAAGTTATGGTACGGTTACGGGCTTTGGCTCTGCGGTACACGACGCGTATGAGATATTAGATAGAGGTAGATTTCATAATAAAAACAAACAAGAGACACTGCGTGAGGCTATTGAGTTTACACTTAAGAATTACGGAGCAGATCTATCTTTGTCAGAAGATAAAGCCAGAGGATTAGAAGCCGCACTTCGTGCAATAGTATGGAGAGTGGATGAATACTGGGATGATAATATAAAGATAGCGTCTATGCCTAATGGTGAACCGTGTCTTGAGAAAAGATTTGAAGTACCCTTTGGCGACACAGGTAAAAGATTTTCTGGTAGGATAGATAAGATCGTAGAGTTTGAAGGTGGCTTGTATCTGTGCGATACAAAAACAACAAAGGCTTCTTTAAGTGATATGTATTTTAGAAACTATCAACCAAACAATCAAGTGTATGCATACTTGTGGGCGGCGAGACACATATTAAATTTACCTGTGCGTGGATTTATTATTGATGCAGTTCAAACTGGTGTGCACTTTTGTAGATTTAATCGTGCTGTATTTAATGTATCTAATTTATCTATTGATGAATGGTATGCTGATACAGTACACAGCTTGGGAATATCTGAAGCCTATTGGGATAGTCAGTATTACCCTGCTAACTTTACATCATGTGGAAACTATGGTGGTTGTAAGTTCAGGGAAGTGTGTGCCGAATCACCTGACCACCGTGCCACATTGTTGAAGGAAGACTTTGAAGTTGCGTTACACGATGACCTGGTTAGAGAAGCAGAAGTCATACACGCAGAAAATTTATTTGGTAAAAAAACTTCTTGACAAAAATTTTAATTATGCTAATATTACAAAATACAGGAGATAAATATGGCAAGTATAAAAAATCATACATCAGTAGATGTAACCAAGTTACTACTCGTAGGAGATAGTGGCTCTGGTAAGACGGCTTCATTAGCCACTCTTGCGAACGCAGGATACAAGTTACGTATCTTAGATTTTGACAACGGCTTAGACATTTTACCCGAGTTCTTAACTGAAACAGGTGTCAACAATGTTTCTTATGTTACATTGAAAGATCCTATGGGTAGAGCGGAGGCGTTTCGTAAGGGTGCAACTTTAATTTCTAATTGGAAAGATGAAGATGAAGAATACGGTCCTGTTTCTAAATGGACTAATAAAGATGTGTTAGTTATTGACAGCTTAACATTGATGGGCGAGGCTGCACTTCGTGCTGCTCTTGTTTTCAATAACAAGAAGTCAACTGATCAAGCGTCGCAACCAGAATGGGGAACGGCGGCTCGTGATGTGCAACATATCATACAGTACATAACAGGATCGGAAGTGCCTTGTAACGTGGTTGTTACAACGCATATGCAATACATGGAAGGAGACATGGGCGTGTCCAAAGCGTACCCAACTAGTGTAGGTTCTAAACTATCTACAAAGCTAGGTAGATACTTCAACTGTGTATGCAGAATCGATACACGTTCTTCTAGCAAAGGAACCGAGAGGACTTTGCGTACTGTGTCTGATCACAGGATGGATCTAAAAGTTACTGCACCAAGTCTTATTGGTCAGACAACTGAATTAGATTTAGCTAAGTTGTTCAGTGCAATACAGCAAAATGCTCGTAAGAAATTGTCAGCCGACAATGTAATTAACTTAAATAAAGGAGGTAAATAATGGCTGAAATATCAGACTTTTTATCAATGAATCCAGATGACGTACAGGAGCAGATGCCTTTACCAGAAGGTAGCTACGACTTCGTTATCACATCTTATCGTACAGATAAGGTAGGTGAGAATCAGAATGAGATCGTAAGGATCAATGTTAAGGCAAACGCTGTCTTAGAATCTGAGATCACCGACGCAGACTTGGATCACTGCGAGCCAACCAGAATGGAGTTCTGGGCTACGGCTAGAGCGTTAGGACAGGGCAACCCTGTGATTTCTATTAAGAAATTCCTAACCAAAACACTCGGTATGGGTGGTGCTAACTTTGGCGAAATGCTAGAGCAAAGCATAGGTCAAACATTTTCTGGTGTTGTGAAGCACGAAATGGTGGGCCGAAACAAAGACATACTACAAGCGTCTATTAAAAGAATAATTAATAAGGCGGCGTAGTAATATGGGTGAGTATGCAGTACACAAGAATGTAACTTCTAAATTAATTGACGGTGCAAAGATTGCAATCGTCATGGACTATCCAACAGTTAACGAAGTTCGTTTAAATAAAATACTTGCAGGAGATTACATTCTAGGCAAGGTGTGTAAACTAGCAGGGATACAGCTGGAAGAATGCATGCTCACCCACGTCTTTCAAAGACGACCAGCACAAGAAAACTTACAAAACTTTTTTCACAAGAGAAGTGAATACAAGGCTTTGTGCAAGACTACTGAGTGGCGATCACCCTATCCGTCTTCGACGATGGGGTTTCTTAAACAGGAGACGCAACCACATCTAGAAAGATTGTACAAGGAAATCAATGACGCTAAACCTAATGTTGTAATAGCACTGGGGGCAGTATCATTGTGGGCACTAACAGGGTATGATAAGATTGGAACTTATAGAGGGGCGCTCATCTCCTCTAACACCTCACACATCAATGATGATATAAAAATAGTTCCTTCTTACGCCCTGTCTAGTGTGTCAAAAAATTATGCATTGAGATCTATATTATATTCTGATTTCAAAAAAGCAAAACAAGAATCTGAAACAAAAGAAATAAAAAACATCGAAAGAGAACTCTGGATCGAGCCGAGTATAAACGACCTAGATAAATTTAAAGAAGACTTCATAAGAAGAAATAACGCAGATCATCCTTTGGCATTTGATATTGAAACAGCAGGTGGGCGAATAACATGTATAGGGTTTGCCCCCTCATCTACCCATGCCATTGTAGTACCATTCACATACGGATACTGGAAGAAAGATGATGAAACAAAAGCGTGGAATTGGGTTAAAGATTTATTAGAGGACAAACAAATTGCAAAGGTAGCACAGAATCAATCTTATGATGTGTCATGGTTAAAATATAAACAGGATATAGAAGTTAAAGGTATAGTGCATGACACTATGCACGCACAACATTCTTTGCAACCAGAAATGGAAAAAGGTTTAGGCTTCTTAGGCTCCATATACACTAACGAGGGTGCATGGAAAACTCTAGCCAAGTTTTCTCAAAGCACGAAAGCCGATGAATAGTGAAGCGACCAAATTATTTCTCTGCCAAAGATGTAGACGAGAAGTGGGAAGAACATATAAATACAATACGTTTATGGCGTGCTGTATTAGATCAGACACTACAAGATTTAGTTTACGAAGGTAAAGGAAAAGAAGATAAGAAGGCTCATTTATCTGCATGGGAGTGGGTGAATGATGACAACGAGGACAGTGATTTTAATTTTATCTGTGACTTAGCAGATTTAGATGGGAGAACAACTCGTAAAGAAATTTATAAATTGATGGAGAAATTTTATGGTAGTAAGTATAGAAGAAAACTTGAAAGAAGCACTAAGGATATTGAAAGGGCCAAGGGAAAAAGAATACGGAGACAAACAAACTAATCACACAAACATTGCAAACCTGTGGTCTGCATATCTAGATACAGATATCACCGCACATGATGTTGCCATGCTTATGTTATTATTAAAAGTAGCAAGAACTAAATCACCGAACCCAACCAAAGATACTTATGTAGATATGGTAGGATACTCGGCTATAGCAGGAGAATTATTAGATGATAAAAGTAAGTAATAATAATCTAGATCTATCACCTTATAATGATGATCAGATCAACTGGATATATTGTGCACTTGATTGTGCTTTGACTCAAGAGATATGGGAGAAAATATCTAAGGACTTTGATGATACGACAAGAGGTACATATGATTTTGAAATCAAAAGTTTAAAGCCAGCCATGGCTATGACCTTGCGTGGCTTACGTGTTGACGAAGATAAAGTAAAAGCAATTAGAAAACCTTTACAAGAAAAAAGATTACAACTAGAAAGAATGTTACATTTGTTTTCAAGATCTGTAAATGGCAAAGACTTAAATCACAACAGTCCTGTGCAACTTAAAAAATTATTATACGAAGATCTTAACTTACCACCTGTCGTTTCGTACAAGAAAGGTAAACAAAAGATATCTACAGATCGTGATGCTTTAGAATCATTATCAGAATCTTATCCAAGAGCAAGACCTTTTGGTAGAACTATCCTGGCGTTGCGTGACATAGATAAAAACCTTTCTGTCCTTAGCTCCAAGCGTGACACAGATGGGAGAATAAGATGTTCCTACAATGTAGCAGGTACAGAGACAGGCAGATGGTCTTCAAGAGAATCACCATGGCGCACTGGTACAAACTTACAGAACATAACAAAAGATTTACGAGAAGTATTTATACCTGATGAGGGTAACAAAATGTTTTACGCTGACTTGGAACAAGCTGAGTCTCGTGCCGTTGCATACTTGGCTGCGGATCAAAACTACATAGATGTTTGTGAGAGTACAGATTTGCATACCGAGGTTGTGAAAATGGTATGGCCCAATCTAGGTTGGTCAGACGATCCTGCTCAAGACAGAGCGTTGGCTGATAAAAAATATTATTTACATCATAGTTACCGTGACATATGCAAACGAGCAGGACATGGAACAAACTATGGAGTATCGTCTCACTCTTTGGCTAGACAAATAAAGATCAAAGTGTCGCAGGCTACACGATTTCAGTTGCTTTATTTTGGTGGTGTGGTATCATCCACATCTTTAGAAAGATGGCATAAACAAGATCCACAAGGTGGATACAAAGAACTAATAGATCAAGGAGAGAAGATAGGAAAAGATACACTAAAGATAAAGGGGGCATTCCCAGGCATACGAGTGTGGCATTCAGCTATACAAAAAGAATTGCTTGAGAAAGGTAGTCTTGTCACACCTATGGGTAGACGCAGACACTTTTGGGATAGACTCAAGGATGCTTCTACTTTACGTGCGGCGATAGCTTTTGTCCCGCAGTCTACGATAGGTGACTTACTTAATCTGGGACTGTGGAGAGTATACGATGAACTGAAGGACTCTGGTGTGGAGGTGTTAGGCCAAGTGCATGACGCAATACTAGGCCAGTGTCATAAAGATAAGTTAGATGAACTCATGCCAATGGTGCTTGAGAAAATGCACAACCCATTGATGGTCAATGGACGTGAAATGATAATACCTTCTTCCGTAGAGGTAGGAGATAACTGGAAGGATATGAAAACATGGACAAAGTAAAAAAGATATATGTCGAAGAGGGCATGATAGTTGTTAAAGAAAATATAAATGATAAAGAAGTTGTTACCAAATGCCATGGCTTAGATATAAAAGGGCCAAGTGAAATGAAGTCTGATGAAGACGGAAACATTTGGGTAGAGACAGAATCAAACGTGGAAAAAATCGTGAGGATAAATCCAGAAAATATACGCAAGACTAATGCTAATTAATGCCACGAAAAAACAAAGATTTTGTTAAGGCATGTGTTGACGCTGTAAAAGATAGTCCGATACCAAAGCCGTTTGCAAAGTGGACAGCTTTGTCTGCTGTCTCTGGTGCATTAGGTAGAAGTGTTTGGTTTCCTATGCCTAACTACAACATAGGTTCTAATCTTTTTGTCATACTGATTGCATCGCCAGGCAGAAATAAATCTGTAAGTTTAATACTACCATTCTCAAAAGTATTTAGCAGACTTACTTCACCTGTTGGTGCAACAGAAGATGATCACAATTTTAATTCTGGATTAGATGATTACGGTCTACGTAAGTATCCTTTGTATAGTATACAAGATAGGATAACACCAGAGAAACTTGCAGTTGATATGACAAAGATTACTCGTATGGATATGCGTTTGGGTAATGAAGAAAATGGTTTTGAATTTTATGATTCATCCTTGACTCTTGTTACATCAGAGTTTGGTACATTCATGGGTCGTAATGAAAGATACTTACAAATGTTTTTAACAGACATGTGGGATGCCAAAGATTCTTACAGTCACAAAACAAAAACTGCTGGTGAATATATAATACAAGGTCCTTGTTTAAATTGGATAGCTTGTGCTACGCCTACACAGTTTGTAGATAACTTACCAGAAGATGCGAAGTCACAAGGTTTATTATCTAGAATCATACCTGTGTATTATGAAGGAGAAAAGATACCGCAAGATCTTAGACAAAAAGTTATTAGTGAACACACCATCAATGAGTTACGAAATGATTTAAGTAACATAGCTAAGATGCATGGCCCTATGGAATTTGAAAGAGATGCATTTGAGTTGGCTAATACAGATATCTTTGATGGCATACAACCAGAACCAACTGATCCACATCTGTCAGAGTATTGTCAAAGACGCGTGTCACACTTTTTAAAAGTTGCTATGTCTGTGTCAGCTTCACGATCTTCTAGTCTTAAGATTACAAAAGATGATTGGGAAACTACAAAAGAGATTATGTTTGACATGGAACAAAACATGCCCAAAGCTTTAGAAGGTTTTGGTATGGCAAAGACAGGTAGGATTGCTCATGATATGAAGGTGTGGCTAGATGCCACACTTCTATCTGGTAACAAGAACCATATGCAGTTGCGTTTCTTTAAGCGAGAACTGCTGAGAAAGATACAGAATCCTGGTGAGTTAGATCAGACGATCAAGGCTATGCAAGATTCTGGCTATATAAAGTTGGAGGGAAATTTAATTTTTCCAAAAAAGTAATTGCGTGATGAAATGAAAAATGTTATACTGCGCACTTTGTGTGTAAATAGAGAGGAAATATGAAATTAAACATTGATATAAGTAAAGACGAAATGTTACCCAAGAATGCTGTGGATATCTTGCGTGACAGGTACATGCTACCAGAAGAAATAAGTCCACAAGAATCATTCGCTAGAGCCTGCATGGCTTTCGCAGACAACAAGGCACATGCCGAGAGATTGTACAAATATGTATCTAATCTATGGTTTATGTTTGCCTCACCACTATTATCTAATGGTGGCACAGACAGGGGTTTACCTATATCATGTTTCTTAAACTACGTACCCGATAGCAGAACAGGACTGGCTGAACACTATACAGAAAACATCTGGCTATCTAGCATGGGGGGCGGAATAGGGGGTTATTGGGGCCATATTCGCTCACAGGGACAGTCAACTAGTAAAGGTAATAAAACCACAGGGGTCATTCCATTTATGCACGTAGTGGACTCACAAATGGTAGCATTTAACCAAGGATCTACAAGACGTGGGTCGTATGCTAGTTATATGGACATATCACACCCAGAGATTATAGAGTTTATGGAGATGAGAAAGCCTAGTGGTGGAGATATCAACAGAAAGAATCTAAACTTACACCATGGAGTGGTAGTATCAGATAAGTTTATGAAAGCAGTAGAGGGAGATCTGGACTGGGATCTGATAGATCCTAACAGTAAAGATATAGTCAAGACTGTAAAGGCTAGAACCCTGTGGATAAAATTATTAGAAACAAGAGTAGCAACTGGAGAACCATACATTATGTTTGGTGACACGGTACAAAGAGGGCTGCCAAAAGAATTAAAAGCAAAAGGTTTAAAGGTACATCAATCTAATTTATGTAGTGAGATTACTTTACCTACAGCAGAAGACAGAACAGCAGTGTGTTGTTTGTCTAGTTTAAATTTAGAATACTTTGATGAGTGGTCACAAGATGAAATGTTTATAGAAGATATTGTTAGAATGTTAGACAATACTTTAGATTCATTCATTAAATCTGCCCCCTCTACCATGTGGAGAGCAGTAAAGAGTGCTCAATCAGAAAGATCTATCGGACTAGGCACGATGGGTTTCCATTCTTATCTACAAAAGATTGGCATCGCATTACAAAGTCCTATGTCTATGGGTCCTAACATGAAAATATTTAAACATATAAAAAAGAAATGTGACAACGCCAACTATCTTCTTGGAAAAGAAAAAGGTGAAGCGCCAGATATGAAAGGCACTGGTAAAAGATTCTCACACATGACAGCTATTGCACCTAATGCAAGTAGCTCTGTTATCTGTGGCAACACATCACCAAGCATAGAACCGTTACGTGCGAATGCATTCTCTCAAAAAACTTTGAGTGGTTCTTTCTTGTTAAAGAATAAATATTTAGAACAACTATTAGAAAAGAAAGGGATGAATACAAAAGATGTTTGGTCCAGCATTATTACTTCTGGAGGGAGTGTTCAGCATTTGGACTTCCTCAATGCACACGAAAAGAATGTATACAAAACAGCAATCGAAATTGACCAAGCCTGGTTGGTTGACCTCGCGGCAGAAAGACAAAAGTACATCTGCCAAGCGCAGTCGTTAAATTTATTCTTCCCACCAGATGCAGATGTCAGAAGATTAAATAGTGTTCACAAAAGAGCGTGGACAAAAGGGTTAAAGACTTTGTATTATCTACGAAGTGAAGCTATCAAAAGGGCAGAGAATGTATCTATAAAAGTAGAGAGACAGGTCAGAGCAGATAGCAATGAAGATGAATGTGTAATGTGTCAAGCGTAAGGAGGGAACATGTCAGTATTTGAAGCACGAGATTATTACAAACCATTTAAATATCCATGGGCCTTTGAAGCTTATGATATGCAACAGAAAATGCATTGGCTTCCTAGTGAAGTACCGTTACATGAAGATGTAAACGATTGGAATAATCGTATGGACAATGCAGAAAAGAATTTAGTTAAACAGATATTAACTTTCTTTACACAAGGAGACGTTGATATTGCACAAGCTTATATGGATGTATACATGCCTATGTTTAAACAACCAGAAATAAGAATGATGTTGTCTGCTATCGCAACTAGTGAAGCAAATCACGCACACTCTTACTCTTTGTTGAATGACACGATAGGTATGGATGACAAAGAATATAAAGCGTTTCAAGAATACGCGGCCATGAACGACAAGCATGAATATCTCTGGCAAAATAAGGGGGGCACGAGAGATGAACAGCTTGTTCGTGACATGGCTGTGTTCTCAGCATTTGGCGAAGGCTTGCAACTGTTTGCAAGTTTCGTCATGTTGCTGAACTTTCAACGTCATGGTAAGATGAAAGGCATGGGGCAGATTGTCGCATGGTCTATTCGTGACGAGTCACATCATGTAGAAAGTATGATAAAATTATTTCACTGTCTACTAGATGAGAAGCCACACGTTTGGAATGATACTTTTAAAAAGAGTTTATATGATATCTGCAGAGACATGGTAACTCTGGAAGATAGATTTATTGACTTGGCTTTTGAGTTAGGTCCTGTTGAAGGATTGGAACCTCACGAAGTTAAACAATACATACGACATATAGCTGACCGCAGACTACTACAGCTAGGATTGAAACCTAACTTTGGTGTCAAAGATAACCCTTTAGAGTGGGTAGACTGGGTAGTCAATGGTGTAGAGCATACAAACTTTTTTGAAAATAGATCTACAGAGTACGCAAAAGGCGCACTTAAAGGGGATTGGGCTGATGCTTTTTAGCTTGACACAAAATCGAAAGTGTGCTATTATTACAGAATAAGGGGGGCAGAAGGGCAAGCTGATTTAGGTTGGTTTGCCCTTAGCTTTTTAAGGAGAAGTGTGTGAAAAAATTTGAAGGTATAGATAGGGATAAGTTTATTGGTGGTTGGTATATACCACATGATATCTGTGACAAGTTAATAGAATGGTATCATGATAATAAACAGTACCAAGTCGAAGGTGTAGTTTATAATAAAAATTTTGAAGGTGGTTTTGCTACTGATCCTAGTTATAAAGAATCAACTGAGATAGGTATATCAAATGAAAATGGAGACTACCCACTTAATCAATACAGAGTGTGGCAACAAAGAGTTTTAGAGGCATACTTAAGAGAGTTTCCAGACTGTCATACCATGTTAGATCCTTTTAATATTAATGAACCGTACAATTTACAATACTATGCCCCGAACCAAGGTTTCAAACAATTACATGCCGAAAGAACTGGTAATCAAATGTCCAAAAGAGTTTTAGTATTCATGACATATCTTAATGACGTGCCAAACGGAGGTACAAAGTTTCCAAGTCAATCATTTATAGCGCCTGCAGAAAAAGGTTTAACATTGATATGGCCTGCGGAATGGACTCATGCTCATGTGGGGCAGATTAGTCCGACTAACGAGAAGTATATTATAACAGGATGGTATTCATTTTATGAATGATTTTACACAAGACGAATTAAAAAAATATATTAAAGAGTATCAGAAGCGTAGTAAAGATGCGTATTCTAGATCTCGTTCTATGCGTGTCGATCCAAAAGAAAGGGCAAAATATCACAGAGAATATTTAGATTGCCAAGCTATGATACGTAACATAAATTACAAGATGACGAAAGATACGTGGTTGTATAATGACTTACCCAACGGTCATTTTGTAAAACACTTTAGAGTTCTAGCTTCTGGTGATCCAAACAGGGTAGGTAAATTAATAGACGGATTTGGAAGGGAGTATGATGTACCAAGAAAAAGAAACTAAATATGATGGGTATGCTAAAAAATTATTCTATGATTTTAGAAGAGGTAAGAAAGGCAAGGTGCCTATATGGGAAAGACTAGATTTTAAGGACAGAGATGAATGGCGTGGTATAGCGCAGGCTTTAAAAAAAGAACGAAAAGAACTTAGAAAACAGGAGACAAAACATGGACACAAAATTACAAAAAGCAGTTAATGCTTTAGTATTAGCCAAAGGAAATAAGTCCGAAGCGGCTAGAAGTTTGGGTATTCCAAGACCCACTCTTTGTGATAGAGTAGCCAAAGCCAAGAGACATAACATAACACCAACTGTTAAGTCTCCTGACTTGGAAGTTGCTTTAGCAGAACAGAAGATGACACATGACATACAGATAAGAGATCTTAAAAGTCAATTAGAAGAAGCAACATTACAAAATGTTACAGCTAGTTACATACGAAAGCATGTATTTAAATTAGGTGAGTATGACCCCAAGCCACCCAAGTGGACAATTAAATCTACTCCATCTAAAAATACACCAGGTGTGCCTACATTATTCTTATCTGATTTTCACTACGGAGAAGTAGTTAAGAAAGATGCGGTAAATAATCTAAATAGTTTTAATAAAAAGATTTCACAAACTAGATTAAAAACTACAGTAGAAAATGCCATAGACTTATGTCACAATCACATGGTGAATCCTAAGTATCCAGGAATAGTACTGGCCTTGGGTGGTGATATGATGTCTGGTAACATACACGATGAGTTAACAGAATCAAATGATGGCACAACTATAGATCATGTATTAGAATTATTTGATCAACTGATCTGGACAATTACTACACTAGCTGATAAGTTTGGTAAGGTATTTGTACCTACGTGTTACGGTAATCACTCTCGTGCTTATCAGCAGTACAGAAATAAAGAAGCTGCACATCTTAGTTTTGATTGGATGCTGTATAATTTATTAGAGAAACATTTTAAATCTGTTAATGATAACAGAATTAAATTTCAGATACCAACTGGATTCGATACGTATTATAAAGTATACGACACTACATATCTACTAACACACGGCGATAGGCTTGGTGTGCGAGGAGGTACTGGTATTGTTGGAATGCTTGGGCCTATTGCGAGAGGAGTTCAGAAGGTTAGATCAGAATATACCAACCTTGGTAAGTCCATTGACTATGTTATCATGGGGCACTTCCATCAGTATATATCTATCAAAGGAGCTATTGTAAATGGCTCTCTCAAAGGTTATGACGAGTACGCTATGAGTAATCGTTTTGCTTTTGAAACACCAAAACAGGCTTTATGGTTTACACACCCACAACATGGTGTAACTTTTCAAGTACCTATCATTTGTGAAGAAGCACCTGTTAAAAAACGTGGTAAACAATGGCTTCAATGGGCCGCATAAATCCGATTCATTGGGGGCTTGAATGTGCCCCCTTTGTCTGGTATAATGTAAGATTATTTGGAGGAAATTATGAATAATCAACCATGGACAGACGATCAAATGTTTCAAATGGGCATTGTTAAAATAGGTGGCGATGCTGTTAAAGTAGAAGAACCAAAGGAAGAAGACAATGGCGATCAGCAGAGCGGGGATTAGTAAACAATTACAAGGTAGACGCAAGACTCCGCCCAGACATTTGGAACATAAAGTTACTTTCGGTAAGCGACAAGGTAACAAAAATAATAAAAGACCGATATATAAAGTTAAGTCGGCTAAAATAAAACAACCTTTGAAGCCAACTAAGACTGCGGCGCAAATTGAAAAGTCAATAGGAGCCTGATGATAAAAGTATTTATGGCAATAATAATTACATCAATGCCAAACTGGCCATCAGTAAAGTATCAAGGATATTTATATCCAGATATGGATACGTGTTTAATATCCACTGAAATGTATATAGAAAATTTTAAAGAGTATGCCAAAAGTCAAGGAGATTATAATGCTCACTTTGATTCTATATGTTTTGAAGTGGACTCATATCCAATAGAAATGTTTGAAGATATGAAACTAGGGATACCCTCTAATGCCTGAGTGTATTAACTGTGGTCATGCGTGTCACTGTAGCAATGGCGGTTCTTGTATGGGCGGTCAATGTGAATGCTCTAACTGTGAGCACGACGATACAGAAACCGAAAGGATATGGGATGGAGGGTATTAAAAATTTAATATCTGGAGGTATGAACGCCTTAGGTGATTTAATTCATGGTACCAAAATGGATAATATACTTAGAGATAATTACGGTTTAAGCAATGAAACAATAAATAATTATGCTAATATAGTATCTGGTATTGAAAGTAGTTACGGAGAAAATTTAGACAATCCAAAGACTACTGCAAAAGGTATATATCAATTTACAGATGATGCATTTGAAACAGCTATTCAAAGAACTAAAAATGTATATGAAGCCAACGGTTACAGCATACCATTGTGGCTATCAAAAGCAGAAGAAATAGGAGTAAAAAATTTAAAACCAGAACAACAAAAAGATTTATTTTTAGGAAATTTACAACAACAATTAACTGATGAAGATAATGATTTAAATGAAACAAGATCTACAACAGAGTTGTTAAAAGCATTTGAAGATGGTGATAAAGAAGCTGGTTATAATTTGTTTGCCATATATCACCATACTGATCCAGATAAAGCTACTAAAGACAGAGGATATAAGTTCTTTGGTATAGAATCATAATGAATGGAATGGTTAATAGCAGTTATTACAGGAGTGATTGTCCAAGAGGGCATAAAGGAAGTAACCCAAGTAACGAATGGAGGAACTAGAATGTTAGGAGGATTGCCTGTAGAAATGATTACAATGCTTGGCTCAAGCGTACTTGGTGGAGTTATGTCTATCTGGTCGCAGAGTATCAAAGCAAAACAAGATGAACAAAAGATGTTATTGGCGAGAGCTGATAAACAAATGTCTTTCGTAGAGAAAGCAAGAACATATGAGAACAAAGGGTTTCAGTTTACCCGTAGGATTATAGCTTTATCAGCAGTGTTTGCTATAATTGTGTGGCCCAAAATCGTACCTGTATTTTTTGATACAAGTGTTTGGATTACATGGACTGAGTTATCAAGAGGATTTTTATTCTTGATAGAACAAAAAGAGGTGGTACTAGATAAAGAATTTTTTGGAGTGGTTATAACTCCTCTGGATACACATCTCATGTCAGCAATCATTGGTTTGTATTTCGGAGGTAGCCTTGTTAAAAGATAATTTAGTACTAGCTTTTTTAGTAACTCTTATACTTTGTATAAGTGTACCTGCATGGGGGGATTCAAATAATGATAACAATGCTCAAACAAATTCGTCAGGCAGTAACACCCAAATCACAGGTGGATACACCTCGACCACGACTAACACCTACGCTGGAGGGCAGACCAATACCACGACGAGTACCACTACATCAAGCACGAACGGGGCAGAAATACCACCGCCTTCCGCAAACAGTCCATCCTATTCAAGCATGTCTCAAGACGTGTGCTCGATGGGGGTTAGCGGTTCTGTTAGCACTGGTGTATTTGGGCTTTCTGGCGGTAAACATGTAGTTGATCTCAACTGTGAGCGTATTAAACTTGCTAAAGTATTACAAGACTTTGGTATGAAGGTAGCAAGTGTCGCAGTATTATGTCAAGATCCTCGTGTCTTTATGGCGATGGAAGCTGCAGGCACCCCGTGCCCATTCGACGGTAAGATAGGCGCCGAAGCTGCTGCATTGTGGGATACGTACGAAGAGTTAAGACCAGACTATAAACTGTATAAGGAACGTATGGAAATTAGAGCAGAAGTAGATGCAGTGATAGCGGCAGAGTTGGCAGATCAAATAGCTAGAGATGAAGAAGCTGCTAGAAAAGCACAAGAAGAACTAGACAAACAGTTAGAAAGTCAAATAACAGAAACCGAAGCACCAGTAATATACGTACCGACTCTTAACGTTCATCAATGAGATGGTTATACTATAGCATATGGCTTTCAATAGCCATATCTTTTCTATGTGTTTACAGCGTTGCAAACGCACAGACTGTAACTACAGAAAACCTTCTTAACAATTCCACTTTTGGAACTGGCAATACTACAACTACGACTGGTTGGTCAACAGATGGAGACGATGGTATTCACACACATGGTGCTTGGAATGGATTTCCATACGAAACAGGTATGGATAGTAGTGGAGGTGTATTAGCATTTGAAGGGCATGAAGAAGATAATGTATATCAAGATGTAGATATAGTAGATGATGATCACTTAACACAATTCCAAATGAACCAAGGGTTTACCTCTACTATGGGGGCAGACGTATGGTTTTGGAATAACATAGAAAACACACTTACTCTTAAACAAACTATTACAGGAGCTGATGGGTCCGTGTCTACACAAGTTAGAGAGATAACTGGCACTAGCGGTTCAACTGGTAACAAGTTTACAAACTATACAAATGAATACATCCAAGGTTCAAATACACAAACAGATATTACAATTAGGGCAGAGTTATTTAATGAAACTGCAGGCACGGCTTATGATAATTATCATCGCGGTCCAGATGTAGATAACGTTACATTAACTTTAACATACAACAATCTGCCCCCTATTAATGAAGATGCACAAGAAGCTATAGATGATATAGTAGATGTTATAGACGATATACCAGAAGATTTCTTTGAAGAAGAATTTACTTTTGAAGACGAGTTTATTATCATAGATCTACTTCCAGAAACAATGCCAGAAGAAATACCTTTTGAAGATATAGAATCTTTTGAGGAATTTGAAGAAATGTTTATTGTTGCAGAAGAGATGGAGATAATAGAAGAAGCTGACATGGAAGTTATTGAGGAAGAAGAAATAGAAGTAGCGGAGATGGAAGCGGAAGCTGAACCCATGATGGAAGTCGAGGAGGAAGCTACCATAGAAGAAGCGGAAGAACCAACAAAGGAGGTTCAGAATGAAGAGACTATGGAAGATACTGGTGAATCAATGGAAGAGGAGCCAGAAAACAAAGAGAGCGTATCGGAGGCTAATGAGGATGAAGATGAAACAACTGAAGAAGCAGAACCCGATAGCGAAGAATCTGAGGACACCGAGGTACAGACTGCAGAGGCAGGAGACGAAGAAAAGATATCAACGGAGTCCGAGAAACAAATTGAAATATCTACAGATGTTGGAGGAACTACAGTAGAACTAAAGAATGTTGAGAAACAACTAAGCAAAATTGATAGGATGTTAATTCAACCAGAGTTAGATTCCTACAAGGAGGTACAGTTTTACGAATCTAAAGATATCTATCAAGATGCTAACTTAGAATTATTTGAGAATCAGGTAGATTTGGGTAGCTATAGTATACAAATATATGCTGGTGTTACCCTATCTGCCTATTCTGCTAATGATCCTATGCAAATCTTCGAAGAGAGGATGGAATTTTTAGCTAGACAAAAGCTATCGATTATGTTAGAATTAAAAAAACTTAAGGAGAACTGATGAAAATTATAGAAAAACTTAGTACATATGCCGCACTTGTTGGTGTGATTGGAGCGATCGGCGGAGGGTTCTATACCTGGGGCCAGTTCAATACACGCCTTGATGCAATAGAAGCTACGCCATCTGTAGATCTATCGCCACTAATAGAAAAAGATAAAGACTTATCTGCAAAGATAGATGATGCACTATTATATGCCA